ATGGAAGCGGCATGCCTGGCCGCCATGGAGCAGCCTGGCATGATGCTGGGCGTCACATTGACCACGCCACGCGGCCAGAAGATGCCGCCCGGCTTCCCACGCGGCGAGCTGCTGAGCGAGAGCCACCAGTGGGTGAACCGCAGCTACAAGCCCCAGGCCGTGCTGCGCTGGCTGCGCGAGAACATGCTGATCGAGGCGGTGTCGGATACGGCACCGTCGCGGACTAAATCAGACCTCTAAGCTGTTTCTTGACGGCCTGAAACCCGCGCCAATGCTGGAGTTTTCCGGCTGGCGCTGGTTTTCGGGCGCTCATCGGGCATGGCGCAACATCACTCAAAATCATCTTTTTGCACGTGATGCCATTACTCAAATACAATACACGGCAATAACCTACTGCCTGCTGACGCGGGCCAATTCCACTATGAGCCTTTCTGCACACCAATCCGCCAAGATGAAAAACGATGAGTGGCTGACGCCGCCAGATATCATGGCGCCGCTCGGATCATTTGACCTTGACCCATGCTCACCAGTGAACCGTCCATGGGCCACGGCATCGACGCATTACACGGTGCTTGACGACGGGCTTTCCAAGGACTGGACCGGCCGGGTTTGGTGCAACCCACCATTCGGGCGTGAGGCCATCAAGTGGATGCGCCGCATGGCTGAGCACAAGAACGGCATCGCCCTGATACCAGCCCGCACGGAGACCGTCATGTTTTATGAGACGGTGTGGGGTCGCGCAGACGCGGTTCTGTTCATCAAGGGCCGTCCGCACTTCCATCGGGTCGACGGCGTGAGGGCTGACTTCAATTCTGGTGCGCCAATCTGCCTGGTGGCTTTTGGGGCAGAGAATGCAGATGTGCTGTCGAGCTGTGGTCTAGGGTTCACAGTTCCGGCCATGATCCAATCCAAAAACAGCTAGATTAGCTGTTTCCAAACCACCGCCAGGCCGCATGGATGCTCATATCCTGCGGCCTGGTTTGCGTTTCGGGCGCCACTCGGGCGCTACTGGCGCCGCGACACGTACATCTCACAAGCCACGTCGCGCGCAGCCACCAGCAGCTGGCGCTCGCCGCACATGCCGGCTTCCGGGTCATAGGACGTGCACCGGCCGCACACGCCGTCGGGCAGCGCCTCCAGCATGGACGCCACGGCGGTGGGCAGCCCGTGCATGTTCATGGCCTCGGCCTTGGTTCTTGCTTCCTGGTGCACACTGCCTCCTTGGTTGAATGGCGCTATTCTAATCAATATTGAGCAACGTGTGCGCTTTATTTGATGCGTTGCTGTGCGCCCGATACGCGCCCGATGTGTGGGGTAAACAGGCCAAAAAACGGAAAATCTCCAACGCTGACAACGAATGTTGGTGAGGGGTAAAACAGCTAAGCCATCTGTTTCACAGCGTAGCCCGGTACTGGCACGACGTCATACCGGTGACAGCCTTGAACGATGTCGCCAGGTGGCTGGCGCTGGCGAAGCCGCATTCGTAGGCGACGTGGGCAAGCTGTAGGTCGCGGTTGGCGAATATTCGTTTGGCAGCTTCGACACGACGTATCAGAACAAAATGCGTCGGCGAGTGTCCAGTGGTGCGCTTGAATGCTCGACTAAAGTGGTAGCGGCTAAGAGCGGCTGCATCTGCAAGTTCCTGCAGCTGTATGGGTCGACCAATATTGTCTTCAATGTGCTGAAGCGCTCGATTTAGGCGTGCATCGGAGATGCGGCCCCTTACCTGTAAAAGTCTGATCGTTGACACGACGTGGCCCACTCTGATTCGCCCTGCCGATCTGACAGGGGGGTTCTGTATGATTTTTGATCAACAGGTGTCAATCGGTTGCATATCTTAAAAACGAGCTATGCACCTCGCGCATGTCAATTAATGCTTGATTTGAGTTGCGGGCTGGCCGCGAACTTGATCGCACGGTGCTCCGGAATGTGCGCCGGTTCTCCGGTCCGCGGGTTGCGTCCAGGGCGCGCCGCGCGCTTCACGGACTTGAAGCTGCCAAAGCCTTTGATGGTGACCGCATCACCGCGGCGCACCGTGGCAGTGATGTTTCGAATGACCGCTTCAACGGCGCGCTTGGATCCGGCCGGACTGAGGTCGGCTTCGACCGACACGCGAGTGATGAGTTCAGAGAGGTTCATGTTGTTTCCAGGTTGGTGGATTTTGAGGGGAGAGGGGTAGCGGGCGGCTCGATGCGACGCAGCCAAGACTGGGCGAAGTCAGCAATGCCGCCGGGGACGTTGTCGGTACCAAACTGGCCGCGAGCGACATACTCAGCATCGCAGCGCCAGATACGGCCGTGCTGGCTGTGCTCGCCGACGGCGGAAAGGACCTTGACGACAAAGCCAAGGTTTGGGCTCTGGGCGCCATGCAGGCCCCATACGACTTCAGCCAGGTCGCCGGCTTGTATTGGGCGGTCCATCACCGGCCTCCTTGATCTGGGTTGTAGGCGGACAGGTACTTTTCGCACCAGGCGTCCAGGGCGTGCCATGCGCGAACGATGGCGGCCTTCATTCTGGCGCTCCATCAACATCAGGCGCCAAGCTGCCCGGGCAGCGCTCCAGCAGGTTCTTGGCCGCGGTCGCCAGCTTGGTGCCGTCCACCTGCGCGCCAGCCTTCTTGGCGCAATTGTTGATGAACGTGTGCATCAGCTCACGCTCAGCCATGAGCTGGCCCAGCATGCGGTCGGTGTTCACATTGATGGCGTCGCCTTCGCTGACGGTGGCGTCGTGCTCCCAGAATGCGGTGCCCTGGGCCACGGCGCGGATTTTGATGGTGACGTAATCAGTCATGGCTGCCGCCCTCCGTGTCGCAAGGGCGCTTCCTGTCAATCAACGGCATCGCCAGGCTGATATCGTGGTCAGCCAACAGCGCGGCGTGGTCGGTGCGGCGCCGCTCATACGTTACCGGACGCTCATTCGCGAGCCCCAAGAAGTCGAACAGGTCGCACATGGAGAGCTGTGTGTGGTGGCGGCCTTTGGCTGAGTGCACCTTACGGACTAATCCGGCCAGGCGCTCAAACGTCGCCAGGTTCTGCAGCAGCAACGCCTTTGCGTTTTCAACCTCCATCTTCCGCTCGACCATGTCGGACTGCACATTGACTGGGATGGCGCGGAACTGGTGCGCGCAGTTCGGGCAAATCACCTCGTCGTTGTTGGGGGTGATCATTCGGCACCGCCTTCCGCGGGCTGCACGTCCAACGCCAGGAACAGGTTTTCAATCAGCGGCTTCAGTTCACCGGTGATGATGGCGACGTCGGCATCAAAGTTGTCGGACGCCTGGTCTGCCTTGCTGGCGTGCTGCTCAAACACGACGTCCAGCACATCAATGCCGGCCAGTGTGCCCATGTCGGTGAGGGTGAAAGCGACGCGGTCCAGGTGGGTCAGTGCCAGCTTGGTGGCCGACTTGCCGCCCAAAATGTGGTTCTTAACCTCGTCGGTGTCCAGCGCGTGGCGACTGTAGCGGACAACAGCCTTGGACTCATCATTGGCACGCAGCTCGCAGGCGCGGTTCACGTCAAAGCCCCAGCGGTCATCGGTGGTCAGCAGGTCTCGGTCATGCAGCCATCCGGTCATCAGCGAAGCCGGCGAAATACCAAACTGGTGGAGCTCGATCTTGATGCCATCGACCAGATTAACCAGCTGCGTGCACACCTCGTCGGTACGCGACTGGCTGGCGCTGTCCACCACCAGCAGGCCGGCGGCCGGGTCGATCCAGACCCACACGGCGGAGCGCTTGGGGAAGGCATGGGGCAGCAGCGCGCGGCGCGCGTCGTCAGCCAGTTCCTTGCGCTCCTTCTTGCCGGGCTTGCGACCAGTCGTGGCCTCAGTGCGAGTCACAGCGGCGTCCACCACATCCTTGATGGCCTGCGCCGGAACGGTCTTGGTCTCGATCATCAGGCACATGATGACCTGGTCGGCGATGAGTTCGGCCAGCGGACCATGCGCGACGCCACGGGGCGGCACCCAGCCGACGCTGCGCTCTTGGCTCGGTTGGCATGGGTGAAATTCGTAGGCGTCAGCCAGTGCGGCGAAGCGCGCAGCAGTTGTCAGATCGGGAAGCGTGATCCGGAAAATCGAAGCATTTTTGAACATAGTAGTGGGTCAGTAAAGTTGCGCCCGATACGCGCCCGGGCAATTGGCGTCTGAGGTTTTCAGAAGGGAAATCATTGAAATAAACAGCTTGTTAAGCTGTTTGTCTGCGCCGCAGTCGCAAGCTGTCAGCTGGCCCCATGCGCCAGTTGCATCGCACCATCCCTCGTGCTTGAGCGGTTTTGCGCCGCGTTTTCGGATGGCATCAGCAAGGCTGTTTGCTGCTAGCCTCACTTCATCCGGGTCTCGTGGGTCGATGTCTCCGCCAAGCGAGTCGCAAACCTTTGCGCACGCCTCGCGCTCTTCATCGGCCACGAGGGCAGCGAAGCGTTCGAGATTTGGCATTGCCTCATCTGGCGTAGCAATACGCGCTTCCCTTGCTATGCGGATGATGTCGTTGCGGGTCATTTGCGAGCCTCCAGCATGGCGTCGGCAATCTCGTAGGCACTCTTGGCGAGGGTTTGGGCCGCTGGTCTTGCAACATGCGCCTGAATATCAAGGGCCATCAGTGCCTTTGCCGCAAAGTAATCGCGCAGGGTCATGCCTTCTTCACGAAGATCATATCTACGACCTTCAATCATTTGAACGTCTTGAGATGGAACCGGAAACGCTGGGCCGCCGGTTTCTACGGCGCTCATGCCGCCACCCCGTGCACCGGCGCCAGGCCGCAGTAGCCACGACCTTCATAGCTGGGGCGCCACATCGCGCACCGACCAGCGACACAAAGGCTTGCGCTTGATAGCTGCAAGTCCATCTTTAGCACCGTCGAAATGAACGTTTTGGCTTCCTCGCCTAGATTCAATTCTTGATCTGGATCCATCAGTCGAACTGGAACGTGGGCCTTGATCAGCGCCCGGTTGTAAGTCGCTCCAGTCTCTACTGCGCCGATCTGGGCAACTCGTGCCATCGGGCACCAAAGTTCTTTAGCTTGTTCTGGTGTGTGCATAAAACTCCTTTGTGAATGTTGATCAATTATGCCGCAATTACTCAAAAATATTCAATCTCCTAAATAAAAAATGTCGTGACGTTACCCTTCGGGTTATGACTGACACCGCCCGAAGAGTCGCGTTCGATCCGCGCGCCCCCGCAGATGAGCGCTACGACGCTCAGGCCGAACTGCAAAAATCCGCCATGCCCCGCGCGTTGTCGGATTTGATCCCGGCGTCCAATATTCAGCCCATCATCGACTTCATCAACCGCGACCTGGAAGACCAGGCCATGGCGAAGTCGCTGCAGCGCGCGAACGTGATCCCGTTCCCGTCAAACGCAGTGAAGGACAAGAAGCCCGGCATGCAGTCGGTGTGGCTTGACGACCTTCAGATCAACGTGAACGGAGACTGGTTCGAGCGCCCCGGGCAATTCTCATTCGACGCCATGCGCGCCATGGTGGACCAGACCCCAATTCTGAACTCCGTGATCATGACGCGTCAGCGCCAGGTTGCGCGGTTCTGTCGTCCGCAAAAGGGCGGCAAGGGCCCGGGCTTCAAGATCGCCAGCAAGGAAAAGCTGGAGAACGTGGACCAAAGCGAGAAGGATGCCATCAAGCTGCTGGAGTCGTTCATCTCGAACAGCGGCTGGGAGACCAAGCCCCGCCAGCGCCTGCGCCTTAAGCGCGACAATTTCCAGAACTTCATGATGAAGCTCACCCGGGACAGTCTGACCATGGACAGCATGGCGATTGAAACCGAGTGGAAGCGCGACAAGGCGCTGGGCCTCGATGGCATGTATGCCGTGGATGGCGCCACGATCCGCCTGTGCAGCGAAGACGGCTACCGCGGCGAGGATGAAATCTTTGCGCTCCAAGTGGTGCAAGGCCAGATCCGCAGCGCCTACACCTACGATGATTTGGTGTACGTGCCGCGCAACCCGCGCAGCGACGTCCTGTCTGGTGGTTACGGCCTGGCCGAGACCGAGTTGCTGATCCGCGTGGTGACCGGGTTCCTGAACGCGTTCACCTACAACACCAAGTTTTTCGACAGCAACGCCATTCCGAAAGGCATGCTGAACCTGTACGGAAACTTCAACGAAGAAGACATCACCGGATTCAAGCGGCATTGGAACGGCATGGTGAAGGGCGTCGGCAATGCCTGGGCGATGCCTGTCATGGTCTCGAAAGACCAAGAGTCGAAAGCAGAATTCACCGAGTTCGGCAGCCAGGCAAACGAGTTGATGTTCGGAAAATGGATGACGTTCTTGTCGTCCATCATCTGCGCCATCTACGGTATCGCGCCCGAGGAAATCAACTTCGAGAGCTTCACTACCGGCACGTCCAGCCTGAGCGGCAGCGACACCGAGGAAAAGCTGGTCAACAGCAAGGACAAGGGCCTGCGGCCGCTGCTGAGCTACTTTGAGTCCACGCTGAGCGAGTATGTCATTGGCGAGTTCAGTGACAAATACGAGCTGCAGTTCACAGGCCTGGACGAGGAAGACCCTCAGACCGTCTGGGACCGCAAGAAGATGACGCGAACCGTCAACGAAATCCGGGCCGAGGACGGCGTGGACAAGGCCGACGGCACGTGGGGCGATGCGCCGCTAAACCCTTCACTGGTGGGTGCCTGGCAGCAGGAGGCCATGCCCCAGCAGGAAGACTATGGCACTCCCGGCCAGCAGCCCGACCAGGGCGACCCCAATGGCGACGGTACCCAGGACTTCGGTGGCGAGCAGGGCCAGGCCCCAGGCGACAAGCAGGACGCCAGCGGCGGCCAGGACTTCGGCCAGCCCGGCGCGCCTGACGATGAGCCAGCGCAGCCCGACCCCAAGGCGGCCAAGCCAGACATGGCGAAGGCGTTTGGCCTGCCAGTCTTCCGCATCCAAGCATGACCTACCAGCCACCCAAGCCCAGGGCCGAGCCCGAGCCGAAACCAGGCGTGGAAGTCGGTGACGAGCTCTACATCCACCACCAGGGCCAGCCGTGCACCGGCAAGGTCAAGGCCCACGGCCGCCATGGCGTGACCGTGGACGTGGGCGGCAAGCACGCCAAGGTGCGCTGGGAGCAGGTGCTGGGCCACAAGAAGCGGGCCCTGCAGCAGTATTCCGTCTTGGACCAGGGTGAGGACGGCATGCTGGTGCAGGACGGCACCGGGCGTCGACGCTTCATTGCCACCCCCAACGAATCGAAGGAAGACCCCATGGTCGCAAAATCATTTCAGCGGCCAGTTACGCTGTTCCTGAAGGCTGGCACGCCTGGCGCACCGCCCGGGCCCGGCCTGCAGAAAAAGGTCATCACCGACAAGAACGGCGTTCAGACCACCAAGTGGGTCAGCACCGACCAGGGCGGCCCGCCGGCCCAACGCGGCCAGCATGTGGGCTTTGTGAATGGCGAGCACCGCGGCCACGGAGAAGTGATTGCCAGTGGCCGGACTGGCGTCACGGTGCGCGACCCCAAGGGCGGACGCCACCAGGTAGAACATGGCGGAGACAGCAGCCGCGTCACACACACATGGGGCGGCGACGGCAATCCCGACACCGGCCCGCATGACGACGCCCAGGCCGCAGCGCCGGCGGTAGCCAGCCCAGCAGCCGACGGCGCCAGCAAGCCGTTCTTTGACGAGACCGAGACCAAGGACCTGCCGGACCCCAAGAAATTCCGCCACACCGCCTTCAAGACCTGGGACGAGGCCGAGGCCAAGGCACCCGAGGCGCGCGACCAGTTCCACGCCATCCTGAAGGGGCTGGGCCAGAAGCTGGGGATCGAGGAGCCAGCTGGCGGGCCCGACGCCATGACGCCGGAGATGCTGGGAAACGAGAAGCGCTATATGTTCATGGGGCCCATCAAAAAGCAGGACAAGAGCACCAAGAAGGTCATGAGCGACTACGGCGGTGATTGGGGCGGGTTGAAGGACTTGGTGCGCGCCACGGTGGCGGTGAAGACCGTTGACGACGTACACGCGCTTCTGGCTGGACTGAAGGGCGCTGGCGTAAAGATGCTGCAGCGACCGAAAGACAATATGACCGGCGGCACTGCAGACGGATACCGCGATATCAACCTGATCATGGCAGCGCCCAATGGCCTGCCGGTGGAGCTGCAGGTGCAGGTCAAGGCCATCACCAAGGCCAAGTCTGACGGCCATGGCTTCTACAACGAGAACATCGCCATTGAGCAGCGCAACAAGGGCAAGCCGCTGCCGGAGTGGAGTGAGAAGGACCGTCAGCAGTTTGCAGCCAATCGTTCAAGCCAGCTGAAGATTTACGGAAAAGCCTGGGCCGAAGCGACCGGTAAACCCTATGTTGATCCTTCGGAGCCAAAGGTTGACGAAAAGCAACAGGCACCCTTGCAGAAGTCGCATGTATCAAATATGATTATGTTCATAAAAGGAGTGCACCATGCGGTACGTTGAAAATGAAGGGGCGTTGTTCAAGATTGTTGGCCCAAGCAATGCGTTCCCCGATGAAGTGTGGAGCGCGAAGGAAAAGAAGTTTGTGCCGTACACGGGCGACACCCCAAAGCCTGTGGACTGGGGCCAGGACGTGAGCGAGCAGGAAGCCCAGGAAATCATGGGAGTTGCTGACGCAGCCAAGCAACCCGCCGCGCCGGCGCCAGAAGGACAGGTGTGATCCTGTTCTTCAAAGGCAACGTGGCCGGGTACACCCGCCAGGACGGCGTCTACGTTTCACCGCACTACCGCCGCGCCGACGCATTCGCTGAGCGCGCGCACGCCGGACAGTACCGCAAGGGAAAGCCGGGCGCGGCCCAGGTGCCCTACATCGAGCACCCGCGCGCCGTCGCCAGAATCCTGCATGACGAGGCTGGTGTCACCGACCTGGTGACCCTACAGGCCGCGCTGCTGCACGACACCATGGAAGACACCGGCGTGAGCCATGAGAACCTGGTGGCCGAGTTTGGGCACGAGGTGGCCGACGCCGTGCGCGAGCTGACCAATGACGACGTGCCCAAGGCCGACAAGCTGGCGATGCAGATGGCGCATGCCAAGACCATGAGCGCCCGGGCGGCCGCCGTGAAGATGGCTGACAAGACGGCCAACCTGCGCGACCTGCTGGAGTCGCCACCGGATTGGCCCGCCGAGCGAAAGCTGCAGTATTACGGCGACGCGCGACAGGTGGTGGAGGCCATGGGCACCCGTCACCCGATCCTTGAGCAAATATTTCAGGATATTTATTTGCGTGGGATCGCCACAATTTAGCTATTTGTGATTAGAATTCATCTGCGCGGCTTTCCTTCGCGATAGCAAAAGGAACGATTGGCGCCCGTAAGGCACCACGAACACTGAGCTGTCCGGCGGGACTTAATCACGCAAGAGGGGCCATCTCACTAACTGGTCCTTGGTGGCCTGGCAACAGGCTCATCAGGTATGGATCGCAGTGCTGCTCAAGGCGGCCGCGGTTCATTCCTGATGGCGGGGAAGATGCGGAACGTCTGGGGGTTCCCGGGCGATAGCAGGGTTGCAACCTTCCGTTGACCTGCCATCAACCTATTCCGACAGCGCTTGCAGACCGTACTGGGAATCAAACCGGGTGAATGTCTGCAGGGCCAGATGGGGCCATAAAAATCCCATCACGCGGCGCAAGCCGTGTGACGCAGTAGGTGCCAACCGGAGCAGCGCGGGCGTTACCGTGACAGGGACCGGGAGCAGGTGAGAATCCTGCCGTGTTTGGAGTTGGGAAAGCGGATGCTGGTGCTTCTGGGCAAACTGGGGGCATGCGCAACCAGTGCAGCGAGTACCAACGCCCTCACGTTTGGCGATTCTTGAAAGTCGGCTACCCCAGTCCCGCCGACTATATGCTGGGCCGCAAGCCTAGATGAGCTTGGGATCGAATCGCCAAACGTGATGGTGTCCGTTGCCACGGGTTAGCGCCGTGGTTCATTTGTGCATCGCACCTGTGAGTTTTGGATACACTGCTTTATGTGATACGGATACCATCAACCCCAAAGGCTTATGCTAAGAAATGCCGCGAGCTTTCATGCTTTCACGAGCCTGCTTGAAAGCATCTTCTTTGCTATCTAGCGTGTCTGTGGAGCCATACTTGCCTCCTCCAACAGAGTACATGATCCGGTGCTTGTCATATTCGTTTGTGTAAGCCCAGTGACCTGCCGTCTTGTTTTTTAAGACTGCACTGGCATAGCTATGCGAGTCACCATGCGACTTTGGGTTGTGGTCAGGAAGTCGTTTATCTTCAGGCAGACCGTGCGTAGGCTTGTCTGTATCAGCAAACATATCTGCTTGCTTAGCCTGGCGGCCATCATCGTGCGCGCCAACAACACTCCCATCCTTGCGAGTGTATGTCTCCACGCGAGACTTGAAAAATAGCACGATTGGGTTCGGGTCGGATTTCATGCCGTTCATTTTGCGGTCACGACAAAAAATCGTTCTATTTAATCAAATATGGCTACAATGAGTTATTTAACCAAGGAGTTTTGATGAGATTATTTATCATTGTAACGATGGCTTTTCACATCATTTCTGTATTGCTTTATGCAATTACTGTAATCGGCAGTTCGTCATTAGAGCAACCAACAATGCTCGATTTGGTTCTGCGCGTCATATCTTCAGCAGTAATCGTGATGTGGGGATTTTCTCTTGTTAAGGAGTATGATCTGATTGAAAAAGACGTCTCTGAGCAAGTGAAATAGAGCGCGCCGCCGGGAAGCCGGTACCACCTGGAGTGGTAACCTCAAAAGGGTAGAGAAACTTGCATGCAACAACGCCCGACGTTCAAGGCGAAAGCTACGTCGGGCTTTTCTGCTCCAATACAGCCATGCAAGCTGTTTCCGCCCGGACGCCGTGCCGCGCCGGCGCTCACATCCACCAGCCAGACAACATTTCCGGGCGCTCATCGGGCGCCGCGTCGTGACCAGACACTATCCATGCCCGAAAGGGTTAGCGAGTGTGACCGTCTGCGGTTTATTCGGGAAGTAAAGGCCGCTGCGCGGCATGGCGCCTGCGTCGTTCATGGGTCGACGTTGGTCTCCTTCGGTGGCTTGCCACTGCAGCCAGGGCCGCGCCGGAACGCCGGGTGGGTAACTGCCCGGCCTTTCGTCGTGACCTGATACTGGCCCCATGTCTATCTTTGTCGACCTGATCGAACTTGGCGAGCGCAGCACCAATGAAGCCCTCGAGCTCATGTGCAAGGCGACGCACGACCACGACGACGGAATCTGGGCGCCCATGGAGAGCCCGCTGCTGCAGCGCCTGGTGGAGTTGTTCACCCAGCGTGGACTCGATCGCCTTGACGCTGTTCGCACCGAGCTGCTGGCCTGGCAATCCGGCGTGCACCATGTCAGCGGCGTGCGCGTGCCCAGGCCCGACGGCCTGATGGAGCGGTGGACGCAATCCGAGCTGTCTCTGGTCCGCATCTACCTGGAGCACGTGCCGCCAGCAGAGTGGACCCTCGAGGACCACATGCTTTGCGTGGATGCGACCGTCCAGCGCTATCTTCCCCAGGACGACATGCGCACCGAGGCGCAGTGGCTGACGACACGCGCCAGCCTCATGGGCCGCGTGCAAGCCAACATAGACAACGTGACCACCGACCAGGCCGACGTGCTGCTGGCGGCCATGCCGTCTACGATGGGCGAGTCCGTGGCCGCGTTTGGCGGCACCGTGGCCCAGCGCGCCGTGATGGCGCATGCAGAGACCCGCTGCGCCGAGAATGTGCGCAACATCGCCAACGACGTCCGCCACCGCATGCGTGGCGTTATTGCGGAGCACGTCACCGAGCGCGAACTGGGCACGCCTGCCGTGACCCAGCCCAGCCTGGAGACCAAGCTGCTGGACCAGTTTGGCACGCTGAACCGCGACTGGCGGCGCATTGCCGTGACCGAGGCCGGCGAGGCCCAGACCGCCGGCTACGTGTCGTCGCTTCCCATGGGCACCAAGGTCAAGCGCGTGGAGCAGTACAAAAACGCCTGCGCGTTCTGCCGCAAGATCGATGGCCGAATTATGGAAGTGGTGGACCCGGCGCGCGAGGACAAAGACCCAGAGACCATGATCTGGCCTGGCAAGACCAACGTGGGCCGCAGCGCCAGCCCGCGTAAGCGCGTGGGCATGGTGCTCAAGGAACGCGAGCCCGAGGAGATGTGGCAAGTGCCCGCCGGCCTGGTGCACCCGCACTGCCGCGGCCGCTGGATCCCGACCATCACCGATCGGCCAGGCGACGACGCCAGCTTTGGTGACTGGATGCGTGCGCAACTGGCGGCCATGCCGCGCAAGGAACCAAAGTGATCGTCTTCCTCAAATCCCACCCCGTCACCCAGGCCATGACCGGCGCGGCCAAGCCTGCCGACTTGGTGGAGGGCGAGGTGCGGCGCAACCCGGGCGAACCCAGCGCCGCCCAGGCCAGCGAGGGCGCCTACAAGAAGCCCCGCATCGAATGGCAGGGCCTGACCCTGGCAATCGAGAACCCGGCAGGCAGCGTGCGGCGCGGCGTCAATCGTTCCGGCCAGGCCTGGGAAATCCGCATGACCTACGACTACGGCGAGGTGCTTGGCAGCCTGGGCGTCGATGGCGACCCGGTCGATATCTACATGGGCCCAAACCCCGACGCGCCCATGGTCTACGTGGTGCACCAGAACACCTATGGCGACTGGGCGCGCTACGATGAGGACAAAGTGATGGCGGGGTTTGACAGTGAAGACGACGCCAAGGCCGCATTCCTGACCAACTACACCGATGCCAGGTTCCTGGGTCCGGTGACGGCCATGCCGGTGGCTGAGTTTGTCGCCAAAGTGCGCGCCACGCGCGACGCGCCGGCCATGATCAAGGCCGCTCTGGCTGGCCGAGTTCTGTTCCTGACCCAGCACTGAGCATCGTGACGGCATGATGGGCGGATGCTCCCAGAAGGCCGCCCCATGCTCATCTTGTTCGTAAAATCCCAGTTCAACCTGTTTGACGCGCCTGTGCACGTTGCTGCGCATGTCCGCAAGGATGGGGTGGTCGTAGGGCCTCACACCCGCATCCAGAAGGTTTCCGTCAAGCAGCCAGTGACTCACCGGCCAGCGACCCAAGACCTGTTCGCTGAGCATGCAGCGCCAGCGCCGGCAGCCAAGCGCACAAAACTTGACGCCTTCATTGAGCGGCACGGCGGCGCGGCGAGCCTGGGCCAGGTGCTGCATGGCCTGACCGAGCAGCAGCGCATGGCCGTCATCAACCAGATGGCGACGCTGGGCGGTAAAACGCCGGACGAGGTGGCCGCCATGTTCCCGGCGCCGCCGGCGGCCGAGACTGAGCCCGCACCGGAGGCGGCAGGCCCCGAGCGCGTTGAGCACGTCACCGGACGCGGCAAGACCCTGCGCGGCGTCGTGCGCACCGACTTGAACGGCCACCAGGCGGCGGCGATCGATCCCTATACGTTCCGCAAGAACGGTGGTTGGTTCATTCGAGAAAAGTACCTGACCAGCGGTGCTGGTGATGCTGCTGCACCCGCTGATGCGGTGACAGACGAGCCACACGAGACCGCCAAACGCACCGAGGTCAAGGCCGCGGTGGACAAGTCCAAGGCCCAGGCGCTGAAGCTGCGCGCGGCTGGAGAAAAGCTGATTGGCGAGGCTGAAGCCGATTCCAGCCGAGACCGCAACACCAACACGCACCGGCGCGTCGCCATGGCGGCCAACGCCGAACGTGATGCCGAGCGCCGCCGGTCCATCGGCAAGACCATGGTGAACCTGTCGTTCGCCATCGAGGAGGGCGAGGCCCGGCACCTGGGTGGCGTCACCACGCGCGCAGCAGTCGAGGCGCTGGACCACCTGGTGATGCAAGCCGTCTACGAGGCGGACCGCAGCCTGAGCTACCATGAGCAGCAGCAGCGCAAGGGCCGTCCGGTGGAGGCATCTGACATTGCCATCGCCAAGCTGCCCAACGTGAGTTGGAGTACGGCCGCTGCCGACAGTTCGCGTCTTATCGAAGGACTCAAGGGCAAAAAGGGTGGCAAGGACCTGATCGCTGAAATCCAGCGCAGCCATGGACCTACCCAGGACATGATCAGCCGCCTCAAAAAACTGCTGCCTGAAAAGGACGTCAAGTACGGCGTTGGCTGGTGGAACATTGAAAAGGCCGCTGAGCTCGCGCGCTTGCAAAAGCTGGGCATCACCGATGACCTGAGCCTGCGCCAGGCCCTGGCCGAGTACCTGCACTTCCGCGAGGGCCGCAAGGCCGTGGATCCGGTGAAGGAAGCCGAGCGCGCGCTGGTGGGGCAGAAGGTTGGTCTGGACTTTTTCCCCACACCCAAGGCCCTGGCAGCCACCATGGCCGAGATGGCAGGCATCAAGCCGGGCATGTCCGTGCTGGAGCCGTCGGCCGGCAATGGACACCTGGCTGACGCCGCGCGTGACGCTGGTGCTGACGTGGACACCATCGAAATGTCCAGCACGCTGCAGAACGTCCTGAAGGCAAAAAAGCACACCATCATCGGGTCCGACTTCGAGACCCACACATCGGCGAAGCAGTACGACGCCGTGCTGATGAATCCGCCTTTCTCCGACCGCAAGGACGCGCTGCACATCATGCGCGCCTGGGACATGGTCAAGCCCGGCGGCAAGCTGGTGGCGATTGCAGGGGAGGGCGTGTTCTTCGGCTCCGACAAGAAGGCCGAGGCGTTTCGCGCATGGCTGGACGAGCACGGCGCCGAGGTGGAGAAACTGCCCGACAACACGTTCATGGGCGCTGACCAGATTGCGCAGACCGGCGCCAACACGCGCCTGATCAGTATGGCGAAGCCGGCCGTGGCAGCACCGGCGGCTGCGACCGGGCCGCAAGAGGGCGAGCGCAACGCCGACGGCCTGGCGTTCCACGACGGGCGCTGGCACCGGGATGATCAGCCAGTCGAGTGGTCGGCGGAAACCCACGCGAAGATCGCCACCGACGACATATCAAAGCTACGCGCCGACGACGTCTACCGGCTGTTTGAGGATCTGCCAAAGGATGCTGACAAGTTCGATGATCTGCGGATCTACATCATTGAGAACCGTCCGGACCTTTCTGCCACGGTGATGGACGCCATCGACGAGGTTGGAATTCCGAAGCGCGTCAACCCCAATGCCGTGAGCGACGAGGACAAGGCCAAGTCGATTGCCGACCAGCACGCAAAGGCCGATGCAGTGACGCAGTACCTCGCCGGCGGCGGCCAGGCCACACTGTCCAACCCGCGCCGCGTTCTGGTGCTGAACTCGCCGGACCAACTGAAGGTCACGGCGACCGGCGTCTATGTTGCGGAAGGGGCAGACAAGAATTCACCCGACGGGCGTCGCTGGGCCTTCCTGTTTGCGAACCAGGTTGATGAACTGGCGGCGCAGGTCAAAAAGCCATCCGCCAACCCAGAATTTGAAGCCGCTGAGGACCGCGAGGACCTGGCTGAGACCCTGGCGGATAACCCGCACAGCGAAAAGGCCAAGCGCATGCTGGCAACCGTGGCCCAGCGCCACGCCGACGCCGAGGAGCCCGGTGAGCCCGATGCCGACTCGCCATCCAGCGCCAGCTACCGCTATGCCGACACCGGCTACATTGCCGGTAGCCGCAAAGAGATGGCGGCGTCTCAGGTGATCAGCCGGGCCAAGAAGGACGGTGCTCAGGTGCTGGTCAGTGGCATCGACTGGGAGCAGATGGAGGCCAACCCGCGCGAGGCCAAGGACCTGATCACCAAGTCGAACCTGTTCGGACAGGTGGACTGGGAAACGCTGAAGGCCGGCGGCATGGAGCCTGGCGCCGGGTTCCTGGTGGACCGCATCTATGCGGCAATTGCCACCGAGCCAAGCGAAGACAAGCCCCAGGCCCGTCGCGACTACACCCTGGGCCTGCAGACCCTGCGCACCCGGCTGGAGGCATGCACAACGGCGGCCCAGGTAACCGACGTGCTGGACAACCTGCGAGAGGAATACGACGGCAAGATCCTGACGGCTGATGAGTCGGTCGAGTACCAGGCGCTGTCCAAGCAAAGCAGTGCCGCGTGGGAGGAGGATCGAGTAATTGACGAGACCGGAAACAAACTGCGCAACGAGGCTTGGGCGATCAACACCTACAAGTTGAGCCAAAAAATCGAGAACCGGAAAAAGCGGGAATGGAAAGCCAACCCCGAGGACGATGCAGAGTTCGCCAAACTGACGGCCCAGCGGGCTGCATTGGAAAAGGTCTATTGGGACTACCTGCAGTCCACCCGCGCGCGCCGCGACGAGTTGGAGTCCATTCGGCGCTCAACCCACCACGCCCAGCAATCCATCCAGATGCGCGCTTTCGCCCGCAACAAGATCGAGAACCCGCTGCACCGCGCCTGGAACATCATGGGCGAGCGGTTTGTGAACGTGCTGCGGTACCGGTCCTACAAGGGCTCCGACGCATTCGCCAAGCATGTGGCGGTGGCGAAGTCCGGAAAAATCATGGATTGGACCTGGGCTGAAAAGGAAGTCACACGGGCCCCGCGCATCAGCAAGGAATCCGTGCGGTTTCAGCTCAAGGTGGCCGACCGCTACGACCGCGTCGGCGGCCGGACTGTCACCCCGCAATCGACATTAGAACTGAAGGAGCAGTTTGGCTTGCGCGACGTGCAGTCCGGCAACTGGGTGCTGCGCGACGTCACCAGCGCCAAGTTCCACACCGAGCACTGCGCTGCCGCGTTCGCTGACCTGGCTGACCTGCTGGGCGCGCCCGATGCGCAGATATCGATGAACGGGCGCCTGGCGATGGCGTTCGGCGCGCGCGGATCCGGAGCAAAAGGCTTCAAGGACGGCGCGGCCAGTGCGCACTATGAGAGCGTGCACCGGGTCATCAACCTGACCAAGATGGGCGGCGGCGGGTGCCTGGGTCACGAGTGGTTCCATGCCCTGGACAACATCGTCAAAGAGGCGGAAGGAATGGGCGCATCTGGTGTGCACGACTTTGCCACCAGCAACCCCGACATTCTCCCGCCTGGCGAACTACGCGATGCCTTTCACGCGCTGCGCAACGCCATGCTTGACGGCGCACACCAGGCCACCGAGGTGGTGCAGTACACCGCGCACGACGTGAAGGTGGCGAAGCACAACCTGACGAGTACGTACCCGCAGCCGGTTGCGAAGAAAATATTGGCCGCTGGAGATGTGCACGCTGCTGTCGCTGCTGTCGACGAGCATTTCAAGGTCAACACCGCCAATCTTCCACCAAAAATGAAGAAGTACGCCAAGGACTGGCGCCGCATCGCAATCGCCCACTATGGCGGCGACGCCGATGGTGGATCTGTAGAAGTCAAGGGTGGACCTGCCATGTCGGCCTTCGCCATGGAGGCCGCCATTCTGGACCAGGGTGGCACATCCTACTATTCACAGACACTGGAGATGGGCGCACGTGCGTTCCAATCCTGGGTTGAGGACCGGCTTGGCGAGATGGGCCGCAAGAACGACTACCTGTCCGTCTACGCTGACAACAAGTTCCACAGAGACCCGCTGACAGGCATGCAGTGGCGTCCTTACCCAGAGGGCGAGGAGCGCGAGCGCATCAATAAAGCGTTCGATCGGCTGTTCGCGGCGGTTGGTGCATCGGGCACTTTGGCGAAGGCAATGGCTCTTGGGTCGTGACCCTACCATGCCTGCATGCTACCCAAAGACCGCCCAATCCTGTTCCTGAAGGCATCAATACCGGAAGGCGCCCGCTGGATCACCGTGCACCCCAATGGCCCAGGGTCTGAAGGGTCTGCTGT